TCATGTTCTGCGCTCCTGCCCAGCTTTTGAAAGTTTTCGGCGGCTTGCCTTGGATCTATAATAAGCGACCATTTGAGCGCTTTGCCCCGTAATGGCTTGAATTTGAGCATCAGTCGCGTCCGCTTCGGCCAATTGGATGATCGCAAGCTTACGTAGGCCGTGGAGTGAATAGGGCAGGGCGTTGTCGCCTAGTCCTTTCCGCCAGCGCCGGAATGATTTTTCGACTGCATCATATCCGACCGGCTGATTAAGGTTCTTTGCAATAATGTGCGTTCCACGTCTTGGGAGGGCCTCTATGTAAGCTCGCAGCTTTTGCGGGCAGAAAACTTCAAATTCTTGGTTTCCCTTCTCATCACGCACACTCATCCATTCCCCATTAAAATGATCACGGCGCATCGATATTGCGGCACTGGGCCGCTGTCCGGTCCCGAGGATAAGCTCCGCCGCAGTCCGAACATTGAGGGGCGCACTTGCCAGCGCGTCGACCATCCATTCCGGCCAAGGTTCATATTGCCGCTTTGGCTGATTAGTCCCCAGACCCTCCGCAGGGTTTGATCCTAGCGGCCAATCGAGTTCTTTCTTTGCGAAGTTCCAAAGGAGACTGATGGTTTGAGCAAACCGTGTGGCCTTACGTGGTGTTTCAACGTACTTTGCCATTGATGCACGGACAGCAGCGCGGGTCGTTTGTCGAATATCTTTATGCCCGTTCTTCTCCATGATTGTATCCATGGGAAGGCGGTAGCTTTTCTTAGTGCTGTCTGCCAACTTCTCCTGAATCAGTATATCTTTTCGCCAAGCAATAATCGCTTCGCCCCATGTATATCGGGCTGGCGTTACTTGAGCATCATGCATCCCAGATTCACATGCCCAGTAAAGACGATCTAGTTGCTTCGCATCACCAGCCCAATCCAGCTTAATCTGCCGGGAAAGGCGCTTGCCGCCCTCCGTCCATGTTGTCAGGTGGTTCGGCTCCCACTCATTACGCGCCGCGCGCCAGACCCATTTCAGGCGTGGCTTAACGATCCTTGGTTTATTCCGGCGGTAGCTCAAAGCTCAAAGTCCTGTGAGGGCCGTGCCGCATGGCCACGGGCGATTGTATGCAGCTGTTCGACGTCCCATCGCGGATAGCGCCCCAAGTTCAGCGCCTTGGGCAGCACACCGTCTTGTACCAGCCCGCGAAACTCATCAGGCTTCAACCCAAGTAGGTGCGCGGCATTTTTTTCGTCAACAAAGAGGGGCGCGGGTTTGGACATGACTATGCTTTCGCATCCGAAATACGGACGATGGCGCGGCTCAACACATCCTGCTTTAATTCAGCCCGACGCGACATTCTAAACCCTTCCAATCCAGGTGCCGATTGTGCTGTCGATTTGCGCAAAGGCATTTGCGACACACTTTTGCGCATCAACTCTCAGGGAAGTTACATGTTGGCTCTCCGAAAACCCTTCGTCTTGCGGTTCGGTAACGAGGAATGGGCCATCGGTATGACCAGGTGAATGAAGGAAAAATACTGTTCTTTGCAGCGCAGCGAGTAGAGCATCAGCGGGGGTATTACGATATTCCAGCAGCAGTTCTGCTTTGCGGCTTAGAACGATATAAGCCATCATGTTGGCGTCCTCCACGCCAACCCCCCACCGCACCAGCTCACGAGTGACTGCCAGTACGGCGACGTCACCCATGGTAAATTCAGTCCAGCCACGCGTTTTGTGATCGCTCAAGAGGTTGAGCTCGTACCTCTGTAGCCAGTTGCGAAATGCCTTTGGTGTTAGGTCAATTGCAGTCGCAACGTTCGAAAATCTGATTTTTTTATCAAGCCCATTCATAAAAGTGTCCTCCTGAGTATTTTTTAATATGTGCTCAGGTGGGCGCTTTTGTCAACATGGTTTTAGCATCTTGTTGTTGGAGTTCATTCAACAGGTCATCGCTGATATCGGTGATGACCTGGAGCAGTGTCGCGACCGCCTCACCAACATGTGGGTCGGTTAAGTTGGTATTCAGTGCAGCTTGGCCGACAAGGGCAAGCTGAGCGATCTTCTCGACTTGATCTGACGGCGTGAGCATGGCGTTAACGTGTGTTTGGACATTGGTCATTTTTTACTCCATTGAGTTTCAAGCGATCTAGTGATAGGTCTGATATCATACCCAATTGAAATGATCAACATGATATCACTTGATAAGAAAAAGATCACATCCGAGCAACTACGCGGAGCTAGAGCAATGCTCAGGATCACGGCGCAAGAGCTTGCTGACGCTGCTGGTGTAGGCGTCGCCACCGTTCGCCGAAGCGAAGAGGGAAGCGGTACTATTAGCGCAAATTATTCAAGTTCCAAAGCAATGCAGGACGCGCTTGAAATAGCAGGTATTGAGTTCATCGATGAGAACGGCAGTGGTGCTGGTGTGAGATTAAAAAAGGAAATGTAATGAAGTTAGTTATTGATAAAATTGAAAGACTTAACCCAGACAATGATGGCATCGCAGAATTACATGTCACAGTTTCTCTTTCTGGTTTTCATCTAGTTGGTCAATTCGTTTACATTGAAATGATCAAGTCGGATGCCCCCATTCCCGACGGTCTAGAAGATCGTTGTGAGAAGAGAATTACTGATCTGCTTTCCAGCTAAAAGGTTGAGTACGCGCCGCGCCCTGGAAAGGTAGCTGGGCCGCGCGCTGTCAGGGTTAATAACGGCACTCACTGACTGAACCGTGCGAATAGGCTTGATGAATAAAAGCCAGCGCCCGCAAACGCTATCTCTCCCAATCCACCATGCGCATTGCTCCGGACACGTCTGCCGGTGCAATATCAGCGGCCTTAGCCTCAGCCAGCGTCTTGATGATCGCCGAAAGGGCACGGGCACGTCCGCCAGCGTCGAAGGCTTGCAAAGGCCGGATCGTGTCAATCGTTACCTCTACGCCGAGCTTGGCTGTCGCCTCATCCGCCAGCATCGCAGCGATCGGCTGCAAGGTCCAAATCGCCAGCTGGCGTTGTGCCTCACGGATCACGGGGCCGGTGGCCGACCGATTGAAGAATGATGGCAAAACACCATAGGCCATGCCAACGCCCTCACGGGCTGCCGCCAGCGTCTCGCTTGTCATGGATTTTGACAGGTCAGGCGATAGCTGATCAGGTTTTTGTCCAATCGTCGGGTTCATGCCGGCCGCCGTCGCTTGGGCAACACCTTCGATCACAAGAGTTGAACCGCGACGGCCTTTGAACGCGCCACGCATATTCGCCATGTCGTCAGTACCGGTGTCAGGCAGTGGCACGATCAAGCTGCCCAACGGGGCGTTCTCGAACGTCTCAGAAAGCGCCGATTCCACCGCATGAAGCATTGCCCCGGTCAGACTCGATCGCCGTAGCGGTGCCGTGCCGATCCAAGGCGTCAGGTTGTCCGAGCCGATCCGCAGGTGCAACACCTCGGCGGCAAGCGCGGTGACAGTGCGGCCGCCGCCCGCCTCGGGGATGGACAGGCGATAGGCGCGCGGCTTGCCGTCGCGGGTGGTCACGTCCCAATCGGTCGCCGGCACAAGCCCCAAGTCTGTGACTAGAAAGACCGCCTCGCCGTTCAACGCAACACCACGGGCTATCATAGCCATCGTCTGCCGTGTCAGTAGGTCAGTGCCGGTCACGTCCGCCATGGCAAAGCCTCCCTCCCACAACGAGATTGATGACTGTACTACGGATGTCAGCTCGGCCACGCCGCGCCGCCCGCTGATGTAGCTATCGCGCGCCGCCATAACCTGGGCAGTATATCCGCTGCCACTCGACCGCACCTCGATCGGGCGCAGTTTATTCATGATCCATCCAAGCATTTTTATCTCCACCGGATTGCGGCGGGGCGGTGCGTCGAGCGCTTTGCCACCTCGCTAATGGGTTGCCAGTTGCGCGCCTCGATCTGCGCTTGAGGGTAGGCCGGTTTCGTAACGGCACTAATCTCGATCAGATCAGCCGCCCGAATGGTGCGAAGGATTGCGGTTCCGCGTTCCTCTACGGTTTCACCGCCTGGACGGACGCGAAAGCCGGGTGATAGCCCGCGTACCAGACCGGCGGCATGAGCGGACAGAAAGTCGCGGACATAGCTGACCTGGCCCATAGCAGCGCTGATGATCGCGTCGATGGTCAAAGCCTCGTCAGTCTCCGTCAGGGTCAGACTGCCGGCGGAACGTGAGGCCAGCGGCTTGTTGAAGTCATGGCCGGCCAGAAAATGCACGTCCTCACCGCGCTCGATGCGATCGGCAAACGCGCGGGCTGCGATCATCTCACGACGCTCACGGCCTGCCCCGATACCTTCGGACAGCACGGTTTCCCGACCATAGGGAAAGGTTGCCCGAAGGCGGATTTCTCCGCCTTCGGTGCGCAGCTCAAGGCTGCCGGTATGTGCGCCCCAAAGCATTATGCGGCTGCCAATTCGAGACCGGTCAGCAGTTCGAGCTGCGCCGGGCGCGCTACTGTTACGTCCATCGTGGCCAGCGCCGTGATCCGCAGTCCGCCGGACTGTGCATCGCTGTAGGGGTCGCGGATCATATCAACCGCACCCCAAGCACCGATGAAGATCGGGGCCACGCCACCCGCCGCAGTGGTCAACAGCGATGAGGTGGCGAGAGGGACGCCAGACGGCGCGGGAAGCGCGTTATTCGTCATAGCGATGTTGGCCGAGGGGAGGTTCTTGAGCAGGCGATCCCATTCCGAAACGGCGGTGCCGCTGATCAGGGCGCTGTCCAGATAATCCCATAGCTCGGGCCGGATCAGTGCCCGTACCGCATCTGGTGAACCGGCGGCGTTTGAGGTCATGAAGCGGGTGACTGCAGAACGAAACGCACCCCAGCTCGCAAGCTCTGCCACCACAGTTGCCGTGATGCCGTAGGTAGCCGCGCCACTGATGACGCCGAGGGGCTGACCGTCAGCGCCAGTGCCAAGGAATGCGGCCTGATCCATCGCTGCGCCCATCGCGCCGTTCATATCCCGCCGCACTGCCTGCTCGAGGGCAGCGCCGGACTGCTTCAGGGCTTTCCGCGTGATCCGCATCTGAATACCCAGATTGTGGTCTGGCGACATGGCGCGGTCAGTTGTGGCGTAGACAGTCGGGCCTGCGACATTGCCTGTCTCTGATGCCGCCCATCCCGCCGTGACTGCCGATGTGGTCACCGGCCATTCGATCGCGCCGGCCTCGATGCTGATCATCTGCGCACCCATGCGGGATGCCACGCTATCGGGGAAAAGGCGGTCAATGATAGGCCGGGTCTGGATCGGGTTCGGGGTGCCACCCGCTACCGTTTCGCCAGCGCGGGTTTCAAGCGCCTGCCACGGTACTGGGATGCCACGGAAACCGCCTGCATTGCGCAGCTCCGTCACAATTTCGGCGGTCTGGCCGTCAAGCTGACGGCCTTCGTCCAAAGCCAAGGCGACCTGGCGCATCTCGAAGCCGGCCATCAGATCCGCCCATTCCTGACTGGAACGGGTTTCCAATTCGCTGCCAGCATCACGGCGTTCGGTATCCTCGGCGATCAAGGCCGCACGATACCGCGTTTCGTTGGACCTGTATTCGGTGTCCATTTCACCCATCTTGCGGATTTCGTCCTCGGACGGGGTTTGGTTGTTTGCCAGCTCGGCAAGGTTTTGGCGGATCTCCGACTGTCGGCGGGCAATTTCTACTGATCTAAGCATCGTTGATTTCCTTTGTGATGATGCTGCATTCATCGGGGCTTGAGAGTGCCTCGACGGCTTCTTGCCATTGCTGGCAATTTCGGGACGGGGGATGCCCGCACTCGATTCTTGTTTTTTTCGCGTGACAGCTGGGGCAAAGCGATTGAAGATTGCTGGGGCTGTAAGCCAGATCGAAATGCGACCTGACGGGCTTGATGTGATCGACCTCGAGGCGTCCACCTATGCCGCATTCCTTGCAGCGAAAATGATCACGCTCGAGGATCTGCATTCGCAGAACCTTCCAGCGTTTGGTCGATGTGACCCGCTTCGAAAAGCGGAGGTATTCGGGCCTACTGTCTCCCATCACATCACCCGCGCTTTGCAGCTGATTTCGAGAAAGCTCATTCTGCCCTCGATCTGCTTGATGCCGATGATGTTAAATTCGAGCCCCTCGCAGGTCAGCCGATCCGATGGGCTGATATCGCGGGTGAAGGTTGAAGAGCGGACTATAAAGCGCGTGTCTAGCGTTGCTTGAACGGTGCCCGCTGCAAATTTTTCGACATCCGACACGTCGCGCCGTGCCGCAAAGACGAGCGTTCCATGATCCTGCCACTCCTCAACCTCGCTGAACCCATCATCGACGAGAACGGCACGGAGGAATTGAATTCGCCTATCAAGTTTTCCAGAATTCAAACCCATAGCGCGCGCCCCTTCTTTTGCGGAGCTGCTTTCATGCGCGCGCCTTGGGCTACTGCGACCACGGTTGCCGCCGCCGCGTCGATCCGGCCAAGTGATCGAGCCTTTGCCAGCTTATGGTTGCCCGCCGGGTCAACCAGCGTTATCGCGTCGGCGAAAGCAAAGCGCAGCAGCATCGAAGGTGCGACTTTGACTTCTCCATCGAAAAGCGCCCGCCTGAAACGCTCAATATCTTCGGCAGAATCCTTCCAGCCAAAGCCGCGCCAGATGAACGGTACCCGCGAAAGCCCGGCTGCCTGCATCGCCTCGACGAACTCCGCATGACGGAAACGGTCACCAACGATGCATACTGGTGTGATCCCGTCCAGCTGCCGCACGATCTCGGCCAGCCATGGACCAGGCGGAACGGTATTCTCACCCATGACGGAAAGTTCACCGCGTTCGTGCATCTGCGAATAACGATCAGACACCCCATCCGATGCGCCGCGATCTGCCAGACCAGGGAATGAAGGAAACGTGCCCAAGGCTTCGAGCCTGCCAGTCGACGGCCAATAGAAGGCCGCAGCCGACATGCTGCGCGACCCGCCCAAGTCGATACCAAGAACGCATGGCCCTTCGCGCTTAGGCAGTTCGTCCGGGTCAACCTCGGCAGACATCCATTCGTCAACGGTCACCAGTTGCGACCGATCCTCAGTCGAAGTCCGTTCATTCCTGTTGAGATTCCTGAAAGACGAAAGGGCAGATCCGCCTCGAGCGATCGCACGACGTGCCTGAGACACAAGCCAGTCAGCCGTTGAGCCGATACCCTCGGCTGCGCCGGGGTTGGCGATCAGCAGGCTTTCGAGATCATCGGCAGGCAAGCCCATAGGAGGGCGATGCTCTTGCACAAATGTGCCGGGGGGCGGTTCGTCCATCCAGCGAGAAAAGGTGTTGGTATCGTCGGGCGCAGACGTGGAAATGATCAAGGCACGGCCATCACGCTTGCCAAGACCGGATAAAATTGCGTTCTCGAGGCTGTCGCCTTTTTCGCGTTCCCATGCCGCGCGCTCGTCCATTATCGCCAATGTCGGCGCGCCGCCTAGGACGGACTTGCCATCAGCTGCGATGACCCGAGCCACGCCACCGCCGTTGCCCTCGAATTCTACCTCGAGTTTGGATCCGCGACGGATGATGAAATTCGCTTGGTCAGCCTCCGACATGCCTTGGATGAAACCCAGCAAGAAATTGAATGCGATCTTGGCTTGATCCCGGTTCCGGGCGGCAAGGATAATCTCGCGCTTGGGCTGAGGCCGCTCTTGCATCGCACCGACGAGCTCGGCCAATGCTAGGCCGGCGGACAAGGCAGTTTTTGCATTGCCCCGACCGATCGACAGCACACCAACCATGATTTGCTTGGAAAACGTACCTTTGATGAAATTTCGCTGGAAATTGGCGAGTTTTAAAGGTTTTCCAGCCTTTTTACCCTCAGGAACGTTTAAAAGCGCCAAAAACTGAATTGCGCGAACCGCCGGCGATTTTCCCCGGATTTTTTTGAGGAGAGAGAACGCAACAGTCCCACCACGGTCCCAAGCATTTTCAGAAACTGCGGCATTGGTACCAGATCCGAAGAGGTCTGTTTGGTCTTTCGATCGTGCGTGTCTCATTGTCTGTTCTCCATCTCAAACGTTGCTTTATTCACTTCATCTCAATCAGTTCAGACCTCGGTTGACGGTCAGAAAGCGGGTTACTCTAGCGGGGTTGAAAACCCGCTCCCCGCCCTGACCGCCGCCATGTTGCCATCTCAATTCAGACGAGCCCCAGCATTAGGTCAGACCTGCCTTTCCCTCGGCGCAGTCCGCTCTCCCATGTTCACCGCCATAGGGTGGCAGTGGGGCCTTAGGGCGTGGAGAGACCGCACGACGCGGAATAGCTGCCCTTGTGCTGTGGCCCGTTACCCGGTAGCACTGTGATGCGGCAGACCCGGCTAACCCGTGAACGCCATCTGCCGCATAGGCCCGCCGTGTCACCGGCGGGCTTTCTTCTTTGTTATCTCTCGATCAACTCGACATCGCGCTCTGGCACGGTGCCAAGCTCTGACACTAGACGCCGCATGATCTGTTCTTGCCTGGCAGTGGGTCTCCACTCTGGCCGCTTCCCATGCTTGGCGATCGAGCGCACAAAGCCTTTGAGCCATTCATCCGTGCCTGCCATTGATCTTCGCATCACCAGTGGCCAACGGAACGTCAGCACCTCTTCAAGCTCTCTGTCAGTCATGCCTGCACCCCGCGGTATCGAGCGCCCACACGCGCCATGTGCGGTGAAGTAGTGAGGGACTTGGCCTCCATCGGCGACCTGCCGTCATAGTGCAGTGCGGTCTGATCCATGAGGGCCTGAGAAAGGTCGTGCGGGATGCTCGACGCATCTGCGCCAAACCCCGCCTGATATTCGATCGTGATCCGGCTTGGGGCCAGGTCGTGCCATGACGCCAGCCACCGGATATAGGGACGGTTGCCGCCCGCAAAGTCGAACGCCGAGAACGCTTCGCCGTCGATGGAAACGGCCGGAATGTCATCGTCTGCAACTGGCCCAATGGGCAACCGCAACCCGCCCTCGCGCGACGGTTCAAAAATAGTCACGCGGATCGTCTGGGTCAGCAGGGCGATCTGAGCAAACTGTTCAATCTCCGCCGCCGCCGTGTGGCCCATGTTCGTGATCGACGCATCGTCAATGTCATCATTCACGCGGATATGGGCCTTGAGGTCATCCAGGTCGAAAGGCAGCTTAGTGCTGACAGGTGTCCGGTGCACAAGCATTTTCATGCGGCAATCTCCACTTCCGAGATGTGGTTGCGGAACGCCATTTGCTCGCGCATGGGCAGTGCCTCATAGGCTGCCAGCGCATACGCCTTGCGCTCTTTTAAAGATGCGAAGGATGCCCACCAGCGTGCATCTTCCATCGGATTGAGAAAGGTCGGCAGGGGGTAGTCTGCGAACGTCAGGAGGGTTGCAGCGACAGTTTCAGCTTGTGCCGGGGTGTCGAGGGCGCGGAGGGCAGCCCACGCCAAGGCGGCGCGTTCTTTGTTCGTCAGTCGCGTCTGCGCAACGGTTGTGAAACCGGCCCATGCGTCAGCATCGCCGAGGGTCAGTGTGTAGCCGATCACACGCGCCATGCGCTTGTGTTCCGGCTTCATGCTTCTGGAAAGAGACGAATTGCCGCGCGGTCCAACGTTCGCAGGAGGTTCTCGATCTGTCCGTAGGACGGAATTATCGGAAGTTATTGTTTTGGTGCGATTACGGTTAAATTCAAAATCCCCCGCCGCGAGGCGTGCCGGTTCGAGTCCGGCCTTGGGTACCACCTTGTTCTTGCAAGGCTTTCCGTAAAATTCAGTTTTGATCGTCGATAGGTGTGAAGGTTGCTTTTGCGGCCTCGGCGATGTCGCGTCCTCTTGTCCGTTGCATATCAAAAGCCGCGCAGGGAATTGCTGCGCGGCTTTGTGAAAGGGTCCGTCTGGGGTTGGCGTTAAAGCTCGTTCGCCCAAGGCGGGTTGGCACCGGCGCGTGACACGGTGATGGCGGCAACGCGGGCGCCATATGTCATTGCGTCGCGCAAAGCGTCGGGATTAAGCATGCCAAGGGCTTCAGGCGTCAGCAGACCCAGATCGGACAGCTTCGCCAGAAATCCCGCATTGAACGTATCACCTGCACCGATTGTATCGACGACGTTGGTCTTTACCGCAGGCACTGCGATCGATGTGCCGTCGGCAAGCGTTGCTATGGCACCCTCGGCCCCTTGGGTGACAATCACAACCGACGGGCCGGTGTCGAGCATTGCGCTGATCTTTTCGGCCTGCGTCAACGGGGCGGGGTTCAGCCAGTCAAGATCCTCGTCCGAGACTTTGACGATATCCGCCTGGTTGATCATCGCCGCCATCCGGCGGCGGTAGCCGTCCGCGTCGGTGATAAACAGCGGGCGGATGTTGGGGTCGATCATCACCGCCCGCGACCCACCCTGACGTTCCAGCAAGGCAGCATAGGCGCTGGCACTGGGATCGCTGGCAAGACTGATACCGCCAAAGAACAGCGCGGTGATATCGCTCGGCAGCGCTGGCATATCCTCGGCGCGGATCATCCGACCGGCGGAGTTTTCGTCGAAGAATGAATAGCTTGCCTGCCCATCTTCAAGTTTCACAAAAGCCAATGTGCTAGGGCGGTCAGAGCGGATGATATGCGTGGTGTCCACGTCACTGGCCTTCAGCGCATCGGCGAGCTGATCGCCGAACATATCGCGCGACATTCCGGTAAGCATGCCCGTGCGGGCCCCCAATCGGCCAAGCGCGATGGCGGTGTTAAAGACCGCGCCGCCCGAATGGGGCACAAACCCGTCCGGCCCGTCGAGCGACGGGGCCGCGACCATATCGATCAATGCCTCCCCGCAACACAGGATCAT